TATACCCCTGTTTAAGATTTTTAGTCCAACCAAAATAACCTTTCCAAATCGTTGTAAAAAATATTTCAGTTATAGGTCTTTTTTGATTATCTCTAAATGGTGAAGTATCAAGGTCAGTATTAAAAGATAATGTATAAGATTGAGACCCCTCCAAAACAGAGGTTCTCGTTTGGTTGTTAGGAGTTAAAACCGCTTCCTCAGTTTTGGTTTTATCACCATATATGTTTTTTTCAAAACCAGCGTTCATCAAAACAGAATCCTCAACATTTGTTAAAATTTTGTGTCTTCTCACATAATAAATTGATTTTGTTTCAGATATATTTTGATTATTTATAACTCTTTTGAATAATCCAATATTTCCAGAATTAAAAGTTAAACCTACAAATCCAACATTTGTGATATTAAAAATGTATTCATCACTGCCAAAGTTTGGATCTCCAAGACTTGAAACTTGAAACAGATTATTTCCATTATAACTAAATGACAATTCAACAAACTCCCCTTCAGTAAGACCGTGTTTCATTGGACATTTAAATCTAATAACTCTTGTCAAATCATTATTACCTACCGTAATTACAAATGGTATTCCATCCTGAACTTGCCATGACCAAGAAACTAGTGAATTGGGGTCGACTGTATATAATTGTTTATTGAAATCATTATCATAGGCATAACTCAAATAGTGAGTCCAATTATATGTTGAAGCACTTTTATTAACAAAAGTTAAATGATTATTTGGGGGTTGTGTATATCCAGGAACATTGTTATCCAATCTGATAAAATCAAACTCAAAAAATTGAGGAAACCCTTCCCATAAAATAGGCGAATTAAATGGTACTGGCGGTGGAAAAGACGCTACAGCATTTTGTACTGCATTTGTGTAGTACAAATTATTTCTGAAAGGGGTATAAGAAGTTTTTCCAGTATAGGAATTTTTAAAAACCAAATAAAACTTTCCAGTTGGTCTGAAAGTTGTGGAAATTTGTCTTTCTTCATTAAAAGTTTCTTGTAAACTTATGTCTACATTTCTATCAAACTCTATAATTTCTTTTTGATTTTGTGATAAAGACAAAATTGTTGACAACAAAGTATTTGGTGCCGATGCGTATCTTTTAGATCCTAAAATTATTCTATCTGAATCATTTACTGCCATTATTGTTCTGCTGTGTCTACATAAAGTTTAATAAACCTATTTACTGCGGTTTTTCCATTGTTCAAACCAAAATACATGTGATTAGGTAATCCAACAACCACTAAGTTATTGTTTTGAGGTACGTTTTCGTCCGTTTGTCCCAATGCATTAAAATTTGTAATATAACCTTGAGGTAAGTTAGGTAAAAAGTTTGGTGAAACAAGTGTTGCGGTTGTGAAATAATCGGTGTTGAAATCAAATGATTGGTATTTTTTGGATATAAATCCATTGTTAGTCACGTTTTGGTTTGCCTGAGTATACCAATTGTTGTTTTCTGTACCAAATATTCTTAGTGACGTGGTAAGTTGCCACTTATAAGTTGGTACTTCTTGTGAGTTTGGATAACCAAAAGGTGTTTGAATTAATGGTAATAAGTTGTAAATTTGTAATCCGGGACTCATTTCTCTTCTAGTACTATACTCATCAAAATTAGATCTGTAAAAAACACCAAATACAGGTTTAAAGTTAGGTGGTATACCATCATCTCCTAGATAAACATCCGTTGGTAGTGGGTAATTTTCATCATAAAAAGGATTTATTTTGAACTCAGAATTAATGGATATTGATTGTGCTATGTCCCCATCTATTCTTGACCCCCCTCGTGCACTATCAAAGAACTTGTTTAGTCCTGTGTCCCAGTTGAATAAAATACCACTGGAATCAGGAATCATTAGTCCTCTGAACCAAGAATTCAATAATCTAGACAAAAATCCGAACTGTACAATTTCACCTTGATCATTATATGAAGTAGAAACAAGTTCATTTGAAAAATATGATCCAAAAGCGGGGTTACTACAAATTTCTTTAATAAAGAAGTCTCTCGGTCCCAAATCGAGTATGGTTGTTGGAAATTGTATTTGTTTGTCGTTATATCCAGGATTCACACCCAAAGTTAATGGTGGAAGATTCATTTTTTTTCCAATAAAAGAATTCAAAGATTTACTGTATGGTGAACTTCTATAATAAAAGTTGTTAGATGCGGTATTAAAATAAATAAAATCTTTACAGAACACATACGTTGGATTTGATATATTATTTAAAGATGGATATACAGAACGTTTGGTAAACGACGGCATGTACAAAACACCATTAATCCAATTGTTTTGAAATGTTTGTGCGAAAACTCCTCTACATAACGCATACATCAAAATAAATCTTGCTTTCCATTCTAAAAAATATCTAACATCTCTTTTATATCCCTCGAAAAGATATTCTTCATTTAAAAGACAGTAACAACCATTTATCATGATGTCATCTGGAACTGGACATTGGCCCGTAGGATAAACCCCCACATTTCTACCACTTCCGGTGTAACATTGTAACGGTTTCATACCTTCACATGTAAAGGTATTTGTCAGTGATGTATTTCCACTAAATTGATCCAAGAATTCAGATGGGTCAAAAGAACCTCCAAAATTTTGACTTTGTTCGAAACCAACACCAGCATCTAAGAAGTAACAAAAATTATTGTTTTGGTGCAGTGCAAAACTTGTTCTAATACCAGGACCATCTTCTATACAAGTAGATGTTGGTAATCTATCACTCCTCATAACAATCCTTGTTCTATCTGAGAAATTTACTTGTGACAATGTGTATTTAAAATATGCCTGTGAATAAAGTGCATAAATATTTGCAGATACCGAGTTATTCAATGGATATCCATAATCACTTAAATTAGGTACGTTATCATAAAAACTCAATGAATTAATCGGTACATTAAATTCTGCCGCAATAAATGGTCCACCTCCTATATATCTAGATACCGACTGTGGTAAAACAAAATTATTCGCAGTTGTGATTGAATTATTACCAGGGAAGGTTAATGAAGATACCGTTTGAAAGTTATTTACTGGAACATATGCAAGACCAGAAGGTACTGTTGTATCACTAGTAGCAAGATAATAATATGGTAGTGGAGATGTAAAAGCAGTATAATTTGGATTTCCTGGTGTTGGTGGGGAAATTGAAAAAGTAAAAGATGGAAAATAAAGTAAGTTTGTTGTGTTATTTGTTGAAATGTGGGAAAGTGCATTGACACCAACCCCTTGGATTGGATAATTAAGATAGTAGTCACCTGAAACCATAACTGTTCCAGGTGCGGAGGGATAACCAAATAAAACCGATAAATCGTATTCAATATTTTGTTTTGTGGTATGAGGATCGACTCCTCTTGTTAAAATTAAAACTTCATATGAATCGTAATTAGCCATATTTTCCAATGCAACAAAGTTGTTTGATTGTATTGAATTTGCTCCTGCATTTGGATTATAGTTGGAAGAAATATTTGTAGGTAGAATAACTGGATTACCATTGGTAGGAAAAGTAGTTGATGGTCCACATGGATCTAAAATAACAATTTGAATTTGGTGTTTCAAATAGGATTGCGGAAAATAACCAAGTGTATTTGAATCTAATGCATAAAATTGATTTACTGTTAATCCCGTTAATAACTGAAAATATTCAACATCTGTATCGTATTTTAAAAAATCCTCTTTTGTAAGTGCGGGACTAGTGGTTCCTGTTTGTAATATTTTAATTGTTGAAAATAAATTATTAGATTGGTTGTTTGGATTTGCATATGAAATGGTTTGAGAAATAGGTGTTGGTGTCAATGAACCTAATGGAAATGGTGATAATAGTGTTGTTCCTGTTACCGCATTATTTAAAAATTGGTTCGAAGTTGCACCTGTTAAGTTTACTTTTCTGGACACAACTTGTCCGTTCGAAAAATTTGGATCCTGAAAAGTTATTAAATCCCCTGGAAACACTGTATCTATTGTACCAGGTCTTGCTAATAGAATTACAACCTGATCTTTGAAAGGTTGTGACCCCGCAAGTTGAGGGTTCACTGTAGTTGTAATTTGATTTACTCCAGGAGTTCCTGGATTTGGGTTAAAATATTTGTCTCTTAAATTAAATTCATTTAATCTTTGAGGATAAGTCTGTTTTGTTGGGAATCCAAACCACCTATCATCCTGACCAGGACTTTTGTCTGCCGCGAATAAAAATGGTTGAGGTGCGTGATACTTATTAAATTCACTACCTCCTAAAACATCGTAACCCGAAAATAATCTTAAAAAATCTGCCTGGGCTTTAGTCACAACTGTTTGATCCACTTGATTATTGTCGATTGCCCATGCTAATGATTTGTATTGACCGGTACCACCACACCTGAAATATCCATTATCAGCATCACCATATTGATAACCTGGTATAATTTCTAAATTTGGGTGAGTGACATCATACGCAGATGACATGTTAACTGGTGCCAGAAATGAAGTCGATTGACCCAAAATTTGTACTCCTGTTTGTGAATAAACTGATAGTTCGGCTTGCAATTCTTGATCAAATGTGTCCGGGGTAAATTGTTCTCCTATTTCAGCAAATCCGCAATTACAATCACATGACTCACATTCAGGATAAGAAATCATAGGAAGACCTATTCTTCTAAGGTCTAGAATAACATGTTGTAAAAAAGGATAAACTCTTTGGTTGTAAAATCTAAGAAGAATACTTACCCCTATAGCCTTTACAAGTGAAATTCCAAAACCCACATAAAACGAAATAGATAGGCCTGAAGGAATGGGCAGTAATGCTACTATAGCAGCGGAAAGATTCCAAACCACAAGTGCCCAATAATAAACAGTTCCAATTATTAATAATCTTCTAAGTGTTTTTCCTAAATTTTTAAAAACAGGCCAAAACTTAGCAATAAAGTGAGCCAACCAAAGCACGGCCAAAAGTGCCGGAGTTAAAACATTCAATAAAAAATTGAAAAGAAAAAACAAAAAATCAAAGTTTCTTATGATGTCATTTGCAGGGAACGTATTAACCGTCGACTTACATGTTCTATTATCAATTTCTTTTATACCTAGATGTCTCGCTCTACCTACTCCATTTTTGTATCGATCTAAAAATAAAGATGTTGTGTAAACTTTATTGTAGTTAAACAAATAGAATCTATCTTCACAATTTATTGCCTCCTGGATCATATTTGAATCACCATAATCGTCCCAATCTAATGAAAAAGCATAAGATCTTAAAACGTCAAAAGGTCCCTGATCATAAAATAAAAAGTTCAATATTTGAGAACTGTTAACATCTTGAGGTATTGAAGTCACAACCACGTTAGTTGGTGCCGTTGTAATTGGAATGACATTTACATCACCAAAATATGGTATACCACCAATTGTAACAGAAATACTTTGTGAATTAACTGAATTGTCAAGAACTAAACCACCATTTGTAGCAATGGGTATTGTTTGGATAGTGAAACCAGGAACCAAATTATAACTGAGAACGGTTGGTGGTTGGGTAATAAATGGGTCATTTGACGCATTTGACCAACCATACTCTTTAACATTTGGTACTAAATAATTACCCCTTAAAAAATTATTCTTTAGACCTTGTTCATTTTGCCATTTGAACTTGAATCTATATTTTCCAGTAGTGGGTATTCCTATTTTGGGATCGTTTGATAGAACTTGTTGACCATATTCATTAGTGTAAACATAGTCCAAATTCATTGGTAAATTAACTAAAAATGTACCGTTGTCATCAATAATTTTTCCGTTTTGTTCTAAATCATATTGTTCTAATATTGGATATCCGTATTGGTCTGTGTCGATTGTCTGTCGAATAGATAAAATTTGACCGGGTCCTGCCACTAATTCACACAGGTTTCCAGTATTATTTTTTGGTTTACAACTTGGTTTTACCGAATCGTCATCTGTGGTAGATATGACAGATCCCATAAAAATTGAGGTTGGTTGTATTGATATATTTGCAGATGCCGTTAAATCAAAATCCGCTCTTGTAATACCCAATTGACAAATTTCAGGTTCTCCCCATAAAGGTGCAATTTCTAATATTTTGTTTAGTGAAATTATTTGAGGTAATTCATTTAAGTTAGTGGAACTTTTAAATTTAGATCCATTTACTTGATCTTCACTTGCCACCCCAGCCTGTATTAAATCCTGTGGACTTAAGGAAAAACAACCAATGTCTGAAAGATCAACATCCATTACCAATGTTTGAGTACCTACTGGAACACCAAAAATCATGTAATCCCCACTTTCATTAGTTTTAACTGTATAACGATAATATTTGTCAAAAACTTCAATATAAGTGTTGTCTATAAGAACTTCTTGTTTTGTTGGAAAAGAACCTGTTGGTACATGTCCATTGTACTGTGGTTCTTTCGGGAGTAAATTATATCTATAACCTTCTTCGTTTACATCTGAAATAAATGTGTAAGGGTATAATTCAGAAATTATAGGGTTATTTAAATCAACATCTTCGATTGGGACAAAAACTGAAACTCGTGCATTTGGTAAACCATATCCTCCGTTAACAAATACTCTACCTACTACAACTCCATAATCAGAACAAACTCTAGTGTATATGTCTGCTTGATTTAGTTTTAGAGAAAGAATTTCCAGAAACTCGAAGTCCTGTTCTAACATTACTTTGAGACTTTTTTCGTTTCCCGGGGTAGTTTTAATCCTTACAGATTTAGGCATTTGGTCTTTTAAAAATAAATAGTTTATTTCGTATTTTTAAAAGATATAATCAATTTTTGAAAAGTGTAATGAAAACCTTTGAAAGGTGTTGTATTAACTAAAGTTGACTGTCTTTAAATTTAATACACTAACTCTAATGTCCTTAGAAGGAAATCTTACTTGGTAAATTTGTGATGGTTCCGCAAAAATTGTATCTGCAATTAGTTTAATTAGTTTTGTTTCTGGATCTTCATATTGTTGAGAAGTTTGAGATGAAGAATACTCACCTCCAACTTTATTGAAAAAGAATATGCCAGATAAGGAAATTACACCATTTTCTTGTTGGATTTGTGATCTTAATGCAGACACATTTATATTTTGTCCTAACCCTCTATCGAGCGGACTGAAAAATGCGGTTACAATTTCAATTATTCTTGAAACAATTGCCCCTTGATTTTGACTAGCATCTAATATTACATCAACATCAACACCCAAGTCAATAACATTTGCCGTTTCGAGGGATATGTAATCATTTATCATTCTGTAATTGGACAAGTAATTAGCAACATTACTCATTAAAGTATTTGAAACTACCTCAGTCAAGTTACCATTTATATCATATGATAACATTTTAATTTTAATTTTATTATTTTCTTC